CTCTTCGATGATGTAGTCAAAGGCGGCGCTCGTCTTCTGGGTAACGACGTGAATGTTCGCGCCGTCGGTAGCATCGCCGGCATACGACTCCGGAATCCAGAAGCCAAGAATGTCCACGTCCGAGAAATCCGTAGCAGCCATGAAGCTCGCCACAATAGCGCCTGGACTAGTCAGCCCGACGAACAAACCGGCGGCGTTGTTAGTGATGAGACTCTTCTTCACGCGCGCCTCAAACCACAACTTCTTTCCGCCGGACTTTGCAGCGGGAATCATGAACGGTCCCGACGTGGCACCACCCGACCCCAACCCGGCCTCTTCGTTGTCATCCGTACTGAACAGTGCGAGACCGCCTCCAGCCGCCGCGCGGCCCTTGACGGTACTGCTGCCGTCATACGTCGGCGTGCCGCTGGCATTCGCAACGGTTGTTGCCGTGTCCCCGTACCGCAGAAAATCATCATAGAACCCGAACCCGATAGACGGGTCGCGGGCAATGTCAGCGATGGGACAATCATGCCAGATTTGGCCAGACGGGCCATTCTGCGTGTCGCCCCTAATAACAGTTTTTTCGGCTCCCATTTGTTTTTCCTCCAAATGGAGTTCTGTTTTAGTTAAACCTCCAGTTCACCGAACCGATCAGGCAGTCGTGGCAAGCACGGCTTGGGAGCGGCGATCGGTGAACAGGATGTTCCAAGTGCAGTCGATATGCACAACCAGCGTGTTGTGCGAATCGAACTTCTGCTTCGGCCTTTCTTCGTGGAGGTAATCCCCAGAGAGGAACACCGGCTGAATGTAATTCCAGTCCAGCATGTAGACCGGATTTGTCGGCGACGTCGAACCATCGAGCTTGGGAACCCAGATGATCGGGTTCCGCTTGAACACCGTGTTGCCGTCGTACGGAGCCAAGTCTTTGCCCAAGTTTTCGTTCTGGTTCTCCGCCAGCGTCTCCCACGAGGTGATCGTGTCCTCGTTCATGTAGATGCGGTAACGGTCGCCCTTGCCCGTCCGGTAATCCGGGATCGAGATCGGACTCTTGAACCTGATCCTCTTGTAGGCGGTGCGCATCTTTCTCACGAGGTCGCCCTTGCTGACGGTGGTGTAAATCGCGGTGTAGTTTTTCCATCGGCTGTACGTCGTCGGCGAAAGACCGGCCACGTCGGTATTGCCCGAGGCCGCGCCGCCGTTGAAACCGGGCGTTGAACTCGAATTGGAAACGACCCAATACTTCAGCCCGTGAATTTCAGTCTCGTCGGTGGAGGCCGGCGCCGCCGCGAAGAACTGATCCTCAACGTGCTCGACCAGCGAGATCATTGCATCGCACCGGCGAATCTTGATGAGCTTGATGAGCCGGCGCTTCCCCTGGTTCATCAGCAGTTCGCGGCGCTCGTAGGCGTAATTCGTCGTGGTGAACCGCCACGGCCGCTCGATCGTTTGCATCACGTCGTTGACGGAAACCTGGTCTTGGCCGAACAACGAAGTCTGCTTGGCGGCACCGGAGTGGTCGACCATGATGTTGCGCGAGATGCTCACGCCGCCCTGGAAGTCGACCTTCTCGCGCTTCCAGAGATGCGGGAACACCTCGTAGTCTTGCAGACGAGTGGCAATCTGATTGAATCGCATCTCGCCCAGATCTTTCTGGGTCGACACGAGCAGATCAGCCAAGTCGTCAGTTGTGATTGTCGGCATAATCCGAAATCCTTATGGTTACGCCACGCTCCTTACCCGTCGCCGAACTCGCCGATCATGTCGTCATCCAGATCGTCGTCGCTGGGGAGACCCATTTTCGCGAGTCTCTCGCCAAGATTGATTTCAGCTTGTTGGTCACGAGTAAGCGCCTTGCCTTTGCGTTGCGTCGGTCGGGACGTAAACTGGCCCCGGTTGTCACGAAGCTGTTGGGCAATTTTGCGCGTGGCTTCTTTTGCAATTTCTCCGCCATGCGCCACACGATGGGCCATGGCAGCCAGTTCCTCCATGGTCGGCGCGGCTTTCCCTAATGCGCGATAGCCGGCGACCATGACGTTCAGCGGTTCCTCCGTCGCGTCCCGCGCCGCCTTGGTGGCGGCGTCGAGCGCTCCGTAGTCACCCTTACCGTAGAGCGTGGAGTCAATCGACTCGCACGCGTCGTCGAACCGCCGGACCTGTTCGGCCGCGTGCGATTCGGCATTAGCCTGCCGCGTAGACTCCTGTTCGCCATTGAGCGTCTGAATGCGATCGTGATCGGCCTTGAGCCGCTCGTTGATCGCCGACTCCCACTTCGACGCCAGTTCTCTTGTCGCATCGACGTCGTCGTCGCTCACTTCGAGCTTCAAGGGTACGAACTCACCATCCGCCGGCTTCGACTCGCCGGCGCGATCGGCCGTAGCATCGCCTTGGTCGCGTTGCTCCGGAGCCTGTTGCCTGGATGCCTGAATGGCATCCCCGGCGAACATCATCGCGCGCTGCAGCGACTCGGAAGTATCGAAGCCGTAATCCACCGCCTGTTCGGCAGTCAATCCGGCGCGTCGGAGCAAGTGATCCGGAAAGACCGGACCCTCCCCACTTGCCACTTCACCTTCGCCGGCGGCCTGTTGGTCATCGCCGGCGGTAACCTCAGTCTCCTTCTCCGTGCTCTCCTCATCCTCAGCAACGGTAGTCGAAGTTTCCTCCGCCTGCTGCTGCTCATCGAGACCGAACTCGGCCGCCAGATCGGAGGCGTTTTCGTCCGTCTCGGGAATCGTCGTTTGTTCCGCTGTTTCCGTTCCCGCGCTCATAGCATTCACCTTTCAATAATATGGTCCGCCGAACGACTCGGCGGCCCCGTGTTAATGTGTTTCCGTTTCAACCCGTTTCCCTCGGGGTGTAAGTATCGTTCCAGCCACCGTTCCGTTGATTCAGATCCAACGAACGCGCCAGCGCCGTTTCGTGCTTCGCGTCGGTGATAACTGCCGACCCATCCCGCGTGAACTGCGTCGGACAACCGGCCGCTACCGACGCCTCGTACGCCTCCTTCACCTGCGACGGGGCCACGCCCATGGCGTCCGACTCCCTGGGATAGTTGCTCGGCACCGTACTGATCGACCGGCCCTCAGCCTGGAAGCTCCTTGTCACGAGGCGACCGTCTTCCAGTAAAACATCATCCGGTTGTTCGCCCATCGGGAACTCCAGATCAACCACTTCGCCATCAAGTGTCTCGTAGCAATAGATCATCCTACCGGCCTCCCGATCATGTCCGTCTCTTTCGACTGCACGCCGGCGCCAAGCAACGTCGACACCATTGCCTTGTTCTTACCTGCACTGGTCGCCCCGCCCCGGTTGACCCGTATATTTGTCCGCGTCGTCACCGGCGACTGCCTAGCCTCCCCCGTAACCGGCCCGCGCATTTCCTCGAACGACGGTGTGGCGAATTGGATGATGTCGCTGATCTCCTGGAAGTCGGCGTACTTGCCGACCAGCCGCAGAATCGCTTCCATGTCCGGTTGCACGCCCGTCTGCATCGCCGGCAAGACGAACCGCTCGAACACCATTGTGAGCGTCTGCAACCGATCGCTCGGCGACTGGGACCGCGCCGAGAACGGGTCGACGTCGAAATTGTAATCGAGGAAATTACCGACCCGGTTCGCCGTGCTCCACTCGATCGACAGCGGCGCGAGACTGCCTGGCGTCGATTTTTCGACCTGGAAAGTTGCGACGGCCGACTCGTTCCAGAGATGCCACGCCACGTCCATGGCAACACCCCGCACGAACTCCAAGACCTGGTCCTGCATATCGCGGATCCGGCCCGTTGCCTGATCCGAGAGCATCTTGTCCTGCCCGACCGTATCCGACTGCGGGCTCAGCCCGCCCAGCAGGTCCAGGTTGCCGGCGTGGCGGCTCTGGAGGTCGTTCAGCGTCAACATGAAGGCCATGCTGACCTGGCTGATCCCGCCGTAGCTGACCTCCTTGAGCGTGCCCGTGGCGTACTCGACGCCAAACGCCTCGCCATCCGTGGTCTCGATGGTCCGCTCGCCGTCCTTGAGCTGTCTCATCGGCACCGGCAACACCGTCTTTTGCCGAAGAGCCTGATCGGCCAACTTGTTAAACACATTGTTTCCAATAACGTGCATCGAATACCAGTAGCTCGCCGGCGGAACGGGCATGGCGTTGTTCGCGACATGGCGAAACCCGATCCGGCGAAACGGGCCATGCGGCGGGCCGGTCCACTGGATCACCCTGAGAGGTTCCAGGTCCGGGCTGGTCGTAAGCGTTACCAGCAACCGCTGTCTCGGCAGATAGATATCCCAAAGTTCAACCAGTTTCTCGAAATCGCCTTCTTCCGAGGTCCCGCTGCGAGACATCTCCTCGACGCCACGCTCGCCGCCCGTCAGGTTCTCATCCCGGTCGGACGGCTGCAACTTCGCTGCGACGTCCGGATTGTTGCGTGGATCGCTACGGACTTCGTCGAGTGGAACCCAGTAGCGATGGCCCCGGTAGCCCTGCTGGTCCCACCGCTTGGCCTTCATGTCCTGAACCCAATCGTCCAGGTCGACGGGCGTGATCGTCGTCTTACCCGTTTCGATCCGTTCGTCCTCGATATCAACGTGCGAATCGGGGACGCGGTCGATTTTCACAATCCCCATCCCGAACAGCCCGTCATGCACGACCTCGCGCAGCGTACCCTTGAAGTTTTGCGACCGAAGGATGTGGTTGACCACTAGAACTATATCGGCCGCCGCGGACTTGAGCGACTTGTGCGGCGTGCTCGCGCTGATCTGCGGCGAACTGGACGCAAGCTGTTGCAGGTAGATCGTGTCCGCCAGCTCCATATAGTTGACTGGATTCGGATCGCTCTCTTCCAGGTTGTCGCCGTAGTGGTGCCCCGCCGCCTGGCGCTCAAACTTCCCTCTCGCATCGCGAAACTTCGCAAGTTCCTTGATCGACCAGTCAATGTCCGTACGGAGCTTCCTGGCGTCGAGGACATAACCGGTGGAAATGAGCATTACCATGCGTACTGTTTCCTCTCTTTGCGCTTTGCCTGCCGCCGCTGTTGCCGGAACGCGTAGCTGTTCGGAGGAATCTCATCCACCGGCTTGGCCCGCTCGACCTTCACGTCCCTGGAGCCAAGCCAGGCCAGCGCGTCGCCAATCACGCGGTCGCCGTGGTTCTCGCCTTCGTCCGCCGGCCCGACGCCTTCGCCCTTCGTGCGGGAGTGCTCGATCTTCCCGCTCGGCATGTGCATGTACTCGCCGGCTTCCCTCAGCGCTTCGAGCGACGGGTTCGGAAACCGCTCGTCGCGCAGCGCCCGGCCGTACTCGCCCAGCAAGATCGGCTTACTCGCCTTGGTCGCGGCCCAGCCGGGTTTGCGTTGCGGCTTCTGGCCATACGCCAGGTCGTCGCGCAAGCCATAGAAGAGATTCTGGTACCCCAATTCGAGAAGCACCTTGATAAGTTGCCCGCCGGGCCCGTTCGATTCGGGAATCAGCAAGGCGCCGTTGAACCAATAGCCCAGCGCCATGGCGTATTTCGCCATGTCTTCCGGCGACGTGGTACGGCTTACCCATTCGGCCACCTTCTCGCCCATGGTCTTGTCGAATACGCTCATCGCCGAGTTGCTCGACATTTCACCGCCGATGCCGGTGGCGACGTCCATCCCGATGACGTACTGATGGTCCAGGGGCAGCCGCTTATCTTCGGACAGATTCCCCCAGAGCGACAACCGGCCTTGCGGCTCATCCCGCCACTCGGCCGTGCGAAGCGACGTGATATCGAACGACAACTCGCCGACGTGGACCGGCGGCC